GGGTTACTATCCCCAAAACTCGACAAGTTCGTGCGGAAGGATGCTAAACTCTATAACTTTCGTTGCCCTATCTGTGGCGACTCTCACACAAATAAATCCAAAGCACGAGGGTACATCTATGAGAAGAAGGGTGGACTCTATTTCCGTTGTCACAACTGTGGCGCATCTATGTCCTTTGGTAACTTCATCAAGCACGTTGACCCGTCACTGTACAACCAATATGCACTAGAGAAGTACAAAGAAGGTGGTACTGGTCATGGTAAGGTTTCCGAAAAAACGCCAGAGAATTTATTCGATTTTGGTGCGCCAAAATTTTCGAAAAAAATATCCCAAAAGTCCAAACTAGCAGGTCTTTGTCGTATAGATAATCTATCCACTGAACACAAAGCAGTGCGATATCTCAGTCAGAGAAAAATTCCAGAGTCAAAATACAATAGACTTTTCTATGCTCAAAATTTCAAAGAATGGGTAACCACTCTATCGGATAGGTATACCAATCTACCCGATAAAGAGGAACGGATTGTTATTCCCTATTGGAATGAGGATGGCGAGTTATTTGCAGCGCAAGGTAGGTCTCTAGACCCCAATAATTCTATGCGCTATATAACTGTACGTTTCGATGAAGAAACTGCCAAGATTTATGGATTGGATATTTGGGACAAATCAAAAGAAACTATAGTGGTGGAAGGTCCTTTGGATAGCATGTTTTTGGACAACGCACTCGCAATGGGTGGCGCAGATGTACCGTATGACATGTTCAACAAAGACACTACGATATTTGTCTACGATAACGAACCAAGAAATAAGGAGATTATTCAGAGGATGGAGAAGACGATAGACGCTGGTTTTCGTGTCTGTTTCTTCCCCGATATTGTAGAACAAAAAGATATAAATGACATGGTTCTTGCAGGTGCAACGTCAACCCAACTTATGACGATAATCACAAAGAATACATACGGTGGACTTTCCGCAAAAGCAAAAATTGTTAGTTGGAAGAAAGTATAGAGGAAGATGAACGAAATGAATCCAAGAGGAATCTTAGTAACAAAAAGAGATGGAACCAAAGAACCACTAGACCTAAACAAATTCCATAAAGTGGTTATGTGGGCATGTGAAGATATTGCAGGTGTATCTGCATCTGAAATCGAAATCAGAAGTCACATTCAATTCTATGACGGTATTAAAACAAAGGATGTTCAAGAAACATTAATCAAAGCAAGCGGAGACCTAATCTCTGAGTCAACCCCAAACTACCAGTATGTTGCTGGTCGGTTAATTAACTATGCGCTACGCAAAGAAGTTTACGGTGGTTTTGAACCACAAGACTTTCTAACTATCGTTAAGCGAAATGTTGAGAACGGTAAATACGACAAAGAAATTCTGACCCTCTATACAGAAGACGAACTCAATGAACTAGGCGCATACATCAAGTATGACAGAGATAACGATTTTACCTACGTTGCAATGGAGCAAATGCGAGGCAAGTATCTCGTGCAAAACCGTGTAACCAGAGAATACTACGAAACCCCTCAAGTCATGTACATGATGATTGGTGCGACTCTATTTGCAAGTTACACAGAAGACCGTCTACGTTGGGTTAAAGATTTCTATGATTCGGTATCGACATTTAAGTTGTCTCTACCAACACCCATCATGGCAGGTCTACGCACACCAACTCGCCAATTCTCTTCATGTGTTTTGATTGAGAGTGATGATTCGCTCGATTCAATCAATGCGACAACTTCCTCTATTGTTCGCTACATTTCACAGAAGGCAGGTATCGGTGTAAACGCAGGTGCTATTCGTGCATTGGGACAACCAATTCGCAATGGCGATGCTATGCATACTGGATTGATTCCATTTTTGAAGTTGTTCCAAAGCGCAGTAAAGTCATGTTCACAAGGTGGTGTTCGTGGTGGTGCGGCAACAATCTACCTACCAGGTTGGCATTTGGAATTCGAAGACTTGGTGGTTCTAAAGAACAACAAGGGTACAGAGAACAACCGTGTTCGACAAGTTGACTACGCATTTCAGTTGAACAAGTTGATGTACACTCGCCTAATCGAAGGTGGTGACATTACTCTATTCTCACCTGACGAAGTACCAGACTTGTATCAAGCATTCTTCTCAGACCAAGATAAGTTCACAGAGTTGTATGAAAAATATGAACGTTCACGCACAGTTAAGAAGAAGACTATTTCTGCATTGGAATACTTCAACATGCTTATGACTGAGCGTAAGGATACTGGACGTATCTACATTATGAACGTTGATAACGCTAACACTCATAGTTCTTTCGATGAAACTGTTGCACCAATCAAGCAGTCAAACCTATGCTGTGAGATTGACCTACCAACCAAACCGTTGAACGATATCAACGATGAGGAAGGCGAGATTGCATTGTGTACTCTATCTGCAATCAATTGGGGTGCATTCAGACACCCAAGTGAGATGGAGAAGACTTGCGAGATTGCGGTTCGTGCATTGGATTCGTTGTTGGATTACCAAAACTATCCTGTCAAAGCAGCAGAGATTGCAACCAAAAACCGTAGACCTCTAGGTGTCGGTATCATCAACTTCGCATACTTCCTTGCGAAGAATGGCGTGAAGTACGATGAATCTGCATTCGACTTGGTTGACACATGGGCGCAATACTGGTCATACTACTTGATTAAAGCAAGTGTAGAACTTGCAAAAGAAAAAGGTAGTATCCCCTTGACAAACGAAACAAAGTATGGTAAAGGTATTCTACCAGTTGATACTTACAAGAAGGATGTTAACGAACTACTAGAACACCAAGATAAAGTGGATTGGGAAGGATTGCGTGAAGAACTAAAAGTGCATGGAATCCGTAACAGTACACTCATGGCATTGATGCCCGCAGAAACTTCTGCACAGATTTCTAACTCAACGAATGGTATCGAACCCCCTCGTGCGTTGGTATCTGAAAAGCAATCAAAGGATGGCGTGATGAAACAAGTTGTCCCTGGCATTCACCACTTGAAGAACAAGTACGATTTGCTATGGGAACAAAAATCCCCAACGGGTTACATCAAGTTGACTGCGATTCTACAGAAGTACATTGACCAAGGCATCTCAGTAAACACTTCATACAACCCTCGTATGTTTGAAGATGAGAAGGTACCAATGTCTGCACTATTAACTGACTTGCTTACATGCTATAAGTATGGACACAAGCAGTTGTACTACAATAACACTTTCGATGGACAAGGCGAAATCGAAATCAAAGACGAACAACTGCCACAAGGCGAACAAGATGATGGCGTGTGCGATTCATGCACAATTTAAAGAAGGATTTAGGATAAATGAGCAAATCAGTATTTGATAGCAACAATAAAAAAGGGCATCTAGAGAAAACGATGTTCTTTGATGAAGCAGTTGATATTGCACGTTATGACCAGGTTAAATATTCTCAGTTTGAGAACTTCACAGACAAGCAGTTGGGTTTCTTTTGGAGACCCGATGAGGTTGACTTGGGTAAAGACCGTAAAGATTTTGGTGACCTAACTGACCATGAACGTCACATCTTTACATCAAACTTGAAGAGGCAGATTCTACTAGATAGTGTACAAGGACGTTCACCTAACATGGCGTTTCTGCCTGTTGTGTCTCTACCTGAACTAGAAACGTGGATTGAAACTTGGTCGTTTTCAGAGACTATACATAGTCGTAGTTACACACACATCATTCGTAACGTTTACCCAAACCCATCTAAGGTGTTTGATGAAATCACAAGCATTCAAGAGATTCTTGATTGTGCGGAAGATATCTCAAAATACTATGATGACTTGATTGAAATGAGTATGTGGTACCAGATGTTTGGCGAAGGTACCCACACTATTATTACTGATGGTGGTGATTTACCAAAATCTAAGACAATTTCTCTGTATGAACTCAAGAAAGCACTATACAAGACAATTATGAGTGTGAACATTCTAGAAGGTGTCCGTTTCTATGTCTCTTTTGCATGTTCTTGGGCATTTGCAGAATTGAAGAAGATGGAAGGTAACGCAAAAATTATTAAGTTGATTGCTCGTGACGAAAACGTTCACTTGGCATCAACACAACAAATTCTGAAATCTATCATCAAGGATGACCCAGACTTTAAGAAAATTGCAGAAGAGTGTCAAGATGAGTGCATCAAAATGTTTACTGATGCAGTTGAACAAGAAAAAGAATGGGCAGAATATTTGTTTAAAGATGGGAGTATGATTGGACTGAACAAAGAACTACTATCCGATTACATCGAATGGATTGGTAATCGTAGAATGCATTCAGTTGGACTTCCATCACCATACAAGGTGTCTCAAGCAAACCCACTACCGTGGACTCAGAAGTGGATTAGCGGCGCAGAAGTACAAGTCGCACCACAAGAAACTGAAATTACTTCCTATGTTATTGGTGGCGTTAAGCAAGACGTAAGCACAGATACATTTAAGGGAATTAGTCTATAATGACAATAGAAGTAAAAGACTACCGTTGCGAAGGTTGCGGTAACGAATATAGCGTAAGGTTTGACGCAGAGTCGGATTCAAAACCCGACTTCTGCCCATTCTGCGCTGATGAGGTAATGCAAGAACAAGAAGCGTGGGACGACATTGGTGTGTTCTACGAGACTGACGAAGACGAAGACGAATACGAAAATTAATCTATCATAAATAGTACACTAGACAACTTTAGGTACTATTAATGATATATGTAGGAATTGACTATAGTATGACTTCCCCTGCCATTTGCATCCATAAAGGAAAAGAGTGGTCATGGGACAATTGTCGTATTTCGTATTTAACAAAAACTAAAAAATTTGAGGGTAAGTTTGGTTCTTTCATAGGACACACTTACCCCGATTTTCTTTCACCCGAACAAAGATTCAACAACATATCAGAGTGGATTCTAGATGTACTCACTGCCGCTGGTGGTGTGGAGATAGGACTCAACGCTGAATTCAAAGTTGTTATCGAAGGGTACTCCATGGGCAGTAAAGGTCAGGTGTTTCATATAGCAGAGAACACTGGACTTCTAAAGCACAAACTTTGGAATCACCGCATTTCTTTCGAAACGCCTGCACCCACCACCATCAAAAAGTTTGCAACTGGAAAAGGTAATGCACCGAAGGAACGTATGTACGAGTGTTTTGTATCAGAGACAGGATGTGACCCAGCGAAGGTGTTGGATGGCAACCCAAATACCAATCCAGTTTCAGACGTTGTAGACGCATATTACATGTGCAAATACGCCCACTCCCTATAAAATTTACTTATAGGGGTATAAAAAACTTCTGTTGGACTTTTTTCATTTTTCGTGTATAATGCGTATACATAAGGTTAAGTAAATTAGCAGATGCTAATGAACCTTTGTATCTTTTAAGCAAGAACCCCGTACAGAGTACGGAAGGCAAATAAAATGAAAAACTTAGTCGCATACGCAACAATCGCAATGGGTACCGTTATGTTCACATTTGGTCCTGCTCATGCATTCATCAATGACGGTGACTTGATGCAAGACGCCCGTAACAGCGGTAATGGTCAAGTGAATGGTAACGCAGAAGGTCGTGGTGTAGCAACATTCTCTATGAACTTCTCTGCAAGCGCAAACACCAAAGGCAACTTTGATGCGGATGGCATGACACAGAACATGTTCGACACTAATACCCGCTCTCAACGCCCATATTACTACCTAAACGACTAACCAAAAAGTAGTAAAAAATGCCCCTCTTCGGAGGGGTTTTTTGTAAGTGCTTGATTTTCCTACGAAAAAAACCTGAAAAAAAGTGAAAAAAACCCTTGACAAAGGGTTCAAGATGGGTTATATTATAGGTGTTGATTGAGAAAAGAGAGATAAATTATGTACAAAGTTGAGTTCGGTTACTACAATTACCCTCGCAAAGTCCGTGAGTTCAAGACCTACGAAGCAGCGAAGAAGTTCTTTCACGCTATTCTTCGTAACAATGCGGTAAAGCGTGTCGAACTAATCTGCCCCTAAACGATTGAAAGGATATATTATGAATTTACTTGAAACTATTGAGATTGCAGAGCGTGGTAAAGAGTTTATTCGCTACATGCGTGATTTCTACTCTTTAGAGCATGACGGTCTCTATGCAGATGAGTACCAATTTACTGATGCAGAGATTGTATCGGGTATCAACCAATACTTCAAAGGTGAGTTGAATTTGAAGGGTGTGTTGCAATACGGTGTTGATTCTACTGACCGTGAGTGTGTTCGTGATATCATTCTCTTCATGCGTGGGTAAGCGCAGAAAAGTGTAAAAAAACCTGAAAAAAAGTGCAAAAAAGTGTTGACATGTGGTTCGGTATCGGTTATACTACCTATGTTGAATGAGAAAAGAGAGACTAGATTATGAATGATTTCTACCGCATGATTCGAAACAAAGTTGCAGAGTATGCAGTTGTTGAAGAAAACCTCAATGCAGACGGTACTGTGAATTGGGATTTTGTTGACGCTGATATCTGTATGGATTTGAACATGACAAAGGAATGTTTGAATAACTACTACATTCCAATGTTCAACAAAGCAGTTGATAACTTTGTCGCTGGTAAGGAGTATTGATATGACAGTCCCAAGTAACTATGTCCCTGCCTACAATGAAGCATGGAAGATGTTGAATGATTTTGACGGACTTGAACCTCGTTCTGCACTCAAGCAAGCAGCGTCTGATAATGGCATTGCAGAGGGCGATGAGATGCGACAGTTTGTCACATGGGCAGAGCGAATTTTATTTGCTTAAATCGAAAAAAAGTGTTGACAAGCACTAAATACTATGCTACAATACCTAAGTATTGAAAATGGAGAAACAAATGGAAATATGTGAAAATTGCTACGAAGAAGTTTCTAAAGTGTTTAAAGTAAAGGGCATGGAATGTTGCAAGTCTTGCGTGACAGACTTGAAAAATGAAGCAAGTGGTGCTTCTATGTACAACGATGAAGATGCTCTTCTAGACCAAACCGATTATATTCCAGGTGTCATGTCTGATGATGACGTTGTGAATATGTTTCGTGAGGAGTATCTAGACTACTAAAGAATGTGATGGAATGGTTGGTTAAATCCTATGAGGGGTCTCGCCCCTCCCGCCATTCCAAGGTAAGGTCACTTTTACCCCACACGCAAGGAGTGACAGAGTTGGATTGGTCGGGAGAGGGGGACGCATCCACACCTATTTTTACTGAGTATAGTTCAGTCTGGTAGAACACTTGCTTTGGGAGCAAGGGGTCGGTGGTTCGAATCCATCTACTCAGACCAAGCAGAAGGAAGCAAGGAATGCTTTATTTTCTAGTATCGGTCACCATGATGTATAATGGTGAAATTTTTACATACACAATGGATGTGTTTCAAGACAAATCAGATTGTGAAACCTCAAGATGGGTCACATGGGAAGAGAGTCAACCAGCAGACAATCAACAATATGTCTGTGTTGGACTACCTAAAGCAAATGCGATTGAATTTGGACTTTATTAAATGCAGTTAAAAGATTTTATCATAATGTGGGACAATGTTCTGGATGACCAGAGTTGCGACATGTTGGTTCGTGCATTTAATGAGCGAAGTGCGATAACAGAAAAACATGATACAGAGTTGTACATGTTTGAGCAATTGAATTTGATGCAATGTGATATGAGTGGTATCGGTAAGCAAATTGCTACTGCACTCGTACCATATTACGAAGAGTATTTTGAGCGAGTAGGCGCAAGCGCATTTATCGGTATCCAAGGGTTCGAAGATTTGCGTATCAAGAAGTACCACAAAGGTACGGGCGCACAATTCAAAACCCACATTGATGTGGCAGATGCTACTTCAATGAAACGATATTGCATTGCAATTTTGTATCTAAACGATGCTGATGGTGACACTGAATTCCCTACATTGGGAGTGAGTATGACACCGAAAAAAGGAAGACTTATCATGTTCCCCCCAACGTGGCAATATCCACATGCAGGGAGAACTCCAGTTGAAAACGACAAATATATTTTGATGACTTCATTGACATATATGTAAGGTTATCCCTTGAGGCATTAAGGGATGTGGTGCAAGGAAGAACCCCTGGATTAGAGGGGTGAACTTGACTAGTTGGTGTGATGCCCTAGCATGAGCGTGGAGACACGAAGATGCTGAGAAGACCTAATCAGTCTTAACTAGGTTCGTTGGTTTAGAAAGGTATCTAATCCTGACGTTGTAGGTGTACCCAAGTCCTACCCACAACATCCTGAGTATGATGTAAAACTACTCACTTATTCTTTGGATTATAAATACCTAAGAACATTAATAATCCTAAAGAGGAAAGCAAATGCGTTTTAAGGACTTGAGAGAAGTCATATTAGAGAATGAAATCCAACAAGACTTGGAGATTTTGAGCGAATTGACTGTATCACCACACTACCAACAAAAGGGAGTCTACAACCCATACTATACGTTTAAGGTTGACGTAGACAAAGACGTTCTTGCTAAATTCCCTGAAGCAAAATCCATCAAATACAAGTGTGTCGAGACACCTCGTGGCGAACTTCTAAAGGAAGTCGGCAAGGGTAAGTTCGCATTCCAAGTTGAAGTTGATGAAGTAGAGACTGACTACTACGTTGTCGCAACTATCAAAAACGTTGCGGGTCACTTGGGCATGAAATCTCGTAAGGACTCAACTGCATCCTCAAACGTAAACGAATTTTTATCTCTATATTTCCTACTCAATGACAACATGCCAGCAGAAGGTGCTGAAGCGTGGATGAAAATGATTGGTGGTATGGAAGGTGACACTGGCGTACTCAACGGTGAAGGAGCATCTGTATCCTATTCCGATTTGAAGGTATTGCTAGACAAAGACGAAACTGCAATTCGTGATATCAACATTGGTTACGAAAACTCTATTGCAGTACGAAAAGATTTACCACAAGGACAACACCCAATGAAGTGTTTTTGGGTACCTCGTGGAAAACCAGACGGAGTTGGTGCTAAGAATCCGTCTGACATTATCATCAAACTATCAGATGGTTCATACATTGGTTATTCTAATAAGATATCTGCTGGTAAAGATGAGACACCAAAG